AATTGTAATCCTCGCCAGTCTCAAATGAAGATGCTAGCTTACCGATATGAATGTCCGCAGGATCCACCACCAACAAATGGCCGTCTACAATATTACTACGGATAATCGTTTCATATTTAGGCGAATGCTCGTTCATTGATTGAACTATCTCGTCGCGAATCTCTTCGTAGCTTTTACCTTTCTCGCCTTTAACGTGTATAGAATACTGCTTACCTTTAAACCAGTAATTAGAAACGTTCTCCAATGGCAGACCTACCGCATCGCATTCGGTAGCCAAAGCTGGATGGTGGTTTAAGCGCTTATGCCTTTGTACTCTACGAAGTAAAGCAATTCTTAAAGCATCCTTGTTAATGTGTGGATAAATGTCAAGCAAATGCCGAACGATTTTACCTTGACTCTCAAACTGCCCAGTCTTATATAACTCTAGCGCCTCTAGACTTACTTGTTCAGTACTCTTATTAGCGTTGTTGCTCATATTCGATCATTAATTGGTCAACAAGAAACTCTAGATTATTAGCGAGCTTCATGCGTAGTACGAATGTACTATCGTCCATTTGGTTTACCGTCTCAAGAATGTCAAGCATAGTGCCTAGCATTTTAACCGTACTCAATTCCTCATTTTGTGTTTTTGCCACCGGTTCGATTTCTATCTTATACATAAATAGCCAAGTAAGATAGTTGACAAAATAAAGAAGTTTCTTTGCCAGCCGTTACGCGTTCTTTTCTTTTCGCTTTTAAGCAATGATTTTTCAGTCTCCCATATCTTTGACTGCCTAGCATAGCTTTCATCCGTTAGGATTGAGATATAAGCCTTAGAAAGGGAATCTTTCTTTAATAGAACCTTGCGCTCTTGCAAGTCGTGTATAATAGTATCCATTAGCGTGACCGGTATGCTAATATTCTTACCGAAATTTGGAGTAGTTCCGTAGAAAATTTGTGCGTTGGCTATCTGTGTAAACGAAAGGAATACGATAGATAACAGAATCGATTTTAATAATTTGCTTTTTAAGTTCATTGGTCTGAATTAATGTAGTTTTAGCTTGATTATTCGTCCGTTTTTTTGTCCAATCGTTGTAAACATAGGCCACAAAAAACAAAAGCAGTAACATTGTTACCGCCTTAATTACATTTGTATACTGGTCAAGATTCATATAAGTCAGCTTCTGCCATTCTGCGATTAGTCAATCCCTTTAAAACTTTGCCTGCTGCCTTATTCCATTTAAGGAACTCGTTACGAATTGTAACGTCTTGCGGATTCTTGTTTACTTTCTTTAATAAAGTGCTATTCTTTAAAGCATTGACACCCACATTATAAGCGAATGATACCAGCGCATCAAATTGGTTTTGATTAATGTCATCACGACAAAACGAGTCAACCGATTTCTCATAACTTCCTAGCATATTGATAAGCATCGTGGAGGCTTGAGCTTCTGTAATTGCTTTATCGCTTAGTGTAACTCTTAAACCGTTAGGATAGTACGTTGCGCCGTATCCAATTGTTTTAGCACCGCCACTGCAAATGTAAGGCTTGGCTTTAAATCCCTCAAATCGTTTGATCAGGCTTATTCCCTTTTGGCCGACTGCGCTTATTTTCATTAGGTTTGTTATCTAGTTTTTGACGAAGCTCTACGTTCTCAGTTCTTAGGGTATGCACTTCGGTTGTAAGTAAATCAATCTTTTCTTTTAGTTCCGCTACTTCCGCTTTCATGTCTGTCGCCATCTCTCTCCAAATCTTAATTGCTTCTTGAACGTTGGTAATTTCAGAACCTTGTATCTCTACCGTTTCTTTTTTCTTGCCTACTAGCCAACCAAAGAACGCAGAGAATGCGGAAACAAATGCCGGGAAGATTACGTTTTCAAAATCGAAGTTCATAGCTTATAACGTACCTACTTGTGCTTCTTCTTCTTGAGTTAATTCAGCTACTCTCTCAGTAAGTCCAAGAGTATCTAGCGCCCAGTCTACAATGATTTGGTCGCTTACTCCCCACTCAGAAACAATTGACTCTGGGATAATAAGATTACCTTCTTCAATCATTCTATTGAATTGGCTTTGCAAACAAAAGTAAAGATTTTGAGTAGGCTGATTTAAAGCGTAATTAATCACGTTTAAAACTACTCTGTCTGCAATCTCTCTAATGCCTTTAACTGGCTCGATAAATACGATCATATTAGTCTTTAATAAATACTTCTAATAATTGAGCTTTGGCCAAAACCGTGAAGCTTTCTGAATCTTTAATAAATGTTTTTAAGGTTTCTTGGTCTGACTTGTCAAGGTCAAGTACCTCTCCTTTAAATAGTTTCTTTGCCCAATCCCAGAACTTTAAAGCATCGCCTTTGCTTGCTCCAGCTAATGCTCCCGAAAGCATTTTACCAGCGTTTCCGCCTTCGAATGCAATCTCATCAAGTCCTAAAAAATCAAAGTTAAAATCTAATTTCATTACGTTAGTTGTTTGGTTCTCTAATAAATAGCAAAATTGAAATTGTTTAAATTACTATGCAATATAGTAACCATTAAAATCTACTAACAAGTACATATTTCTTGAATAAGCTTTTGTATTTATATCAACAACAAAAGGTACTCCATAATCACTAAATGAAGCAAATTTATTTGGATTAGTTAGTATAGTAAAAATTCCGGGATATGCTCCTCCAATTCCTCTATCAATATCAAAATAGACAGTAAAACCTGTATTTATAATTCCATTTTCATATCTAAAATCATTCATTGGATTTTCTGGCCAATCTTTAATTATATTTCTGTAATAAGTAGTAACCTGAATTGGAGAATTAAATATTGGTGTAAATGGAACTGTATCTCTAACAACATAAGGAGTAGGAAAAGGCACATTTCCTCTTTGGCCTTCTTGTGTAGTTTTTGTAATAGGCTTACCAACATCATTAAATGGATTTCTGTCTGGTGTCCAAAAAACCTCAAATCTATAATTGTTTACCCAAAAAATACTAGCATTTGATTGACTAACAAATTGCGCATTTTTATTAAAATAAAAACTAACTACTTGATTTCTAGGAACAGAAGCGTTATTTGAATTTATAACTAAGTTGTCATTTAAAGTTTTTGGAACATCAAAAGCATAATAAAAATCTAATGGTATTTTAAACATTACTCTAAAAGAATATTGACCAGCAGGTATATAATTTGTTTTGCTTGAAAAACGAACTTGATCTCCGCTTTGAACATTAAAATTAAAGTAAGTAGTATTATAATCAATTTGCAATTGACTAAAAGCACTTATCCAGCTAGGAATAAAAGCATTAATACTTAATTCGTCGTTTCCGCTATTCCCGTTATTTATAGTTAATGTAGCTATGTAATAAGCATTATCTCCCGGAGCAGCTCTGACTGCATATCCCGGAGGATCGAAATCAAAATTGTAAACGCTAGTAGTTAAAGAATAAACCGGTTCTTGATTAATTGTTATACTTGTAGAATTTGAGTTTACTGGAGGATTTTGAATATTACCTCCCGTTCCAAAAGTAAAAAAACTATAAGTTCCAATACCAATACCAGTAACGGTAAATCTAAAATCTGCATTATAGCTTGGAGACAACTGCTGATCAGTAGTCATTGTAATAGTATTGGTAGCTTGATTTACACTAAAACTCCAACCAGCTGGAGCATTTTGTAAACCAGTATAATAAAGTCCGCCCGGCAAATTACAAGTAAGCGTAATTGTTCCGCTTGTAAATGTCGTAAAATTTCTAATGTTTATATTTAATGTAGTATTTTGAAATCTGTTTATTGTACTTGGACTAATACTTTGTACAAGTTGCAAGTTTGGATAAACAAATCCACAAGTCCCTTCGCTATTTGCTACCGCTTGAGCGTTTGCATCTAGCCAATTATTGGCAAGTCTTACCGATTCATTTCTTGCTTGTGTCTCAGCATCTTGTTGGCTTATAAAGCTAGTAATAGTAGTAGTAAAAAAAGGACTCCAAACCTGCACAAATGATCCGGTGCCAAACTCTCCGCAGTTGTTACGTTGTAAAGTTCTATCTCTGCGCTCAGTAACCGTAGCCGTATAAGTCGCAGTCGTTACGGTTGTCGCAGTTGTATTGGAATAACGTATTGTTGGATCTCCTCCTCCATTAACACTAGCTTGGTTATAATATGTGCCAGAATTAAAGGTTTTAATAATAATATAGAATGAAGCTGACTGGCCAATTTGTAAAGCACCAGTATAAGTAATCAGAACATTTTGACCCGTAATTGTATAAGTCATGTCGCTACCGGTAACGGAGCTTATGATTATATTATTGGGAATAGTATCGTAAATAAATATGTTACCAACTGAATTACTTTCTCCGTTATTAGTAACGGTAATAAAGTAGTTAAAGAACTCTCCAGCGTTTGCACTTGTCGCAGCTTGCTTTGTGATTTGAAGAAATGGCTTTGGCTGACCGCAAGTTTGGCAATACCGGTACCATTCGTCTGGGAAAACCGTAGGCAGAATGCCGTCTGGTTTATAAGGCGAATTTTGGTTTAATGGGATTGTCTGCCCAGAGATATTTTGCAGTTGTCCAAGCTCTGCAATGGTAATAGAAATCGGAGGATTCTGTAAAGATTCCCCCGTGATTTCATTGTATACATCTGCAAAGGACATCTGTCCCGAAGCTTGTAAAGCCATACTACTTTCTTAGACCTTCTACTATTGCTTCTAACTTTTCGTTTCTTTCTTTTAAGTCCTTAATCGCCTCAATTAATAACGCTGAAATATTACCGTATTCAACTCCCATAAGACCATCGTTCCCTTTGTTTACAATCTCAGGTAGAACTTTGTCAATCTCTTGAGCAATTACTCCAGCATGTCTGTCTTCGTCGTAGATAGTATTGTAAGTATAGCCTGAGATTTCGCTAACTTTTTGTAAAGCGTTTTCAATGCGCTCAATGTTTTTCTTTAGTCTAACATCTGAGTTAGCAGTAATTGAACCGGTAGCTCGGATAGAACCAGATACATAAAGGCGCTCCCCATTATCTGAGCTGGTGCCAAATAAAAAATTACCTCCAGAAGTTATTCTGCCCCTATCTAAATTGTCAGATCTAAATACTAAAGCATGTGTAGAAAAAGCTCCTACAACTACATTTGTTCCATCTTCGCCAAATAAACCAACTCTAGTTAAATTTCCTGAAGTTATCCATCCGTTTACTGTTAGATTTTCTCCAAAAGCATTTGAAGTAGTATTTATACGAACTTTGCCATCTGGATTTATTGTAATTGCGTTTAAATCTGTACCTGCTCCATTTGTAACTCTTAACTGGATTGCAGTTGATAAGTCAGAATTATATAAGTTACCAAAAAATATGCCAGTTCCGCTAACTCCAAAACCTAAACTATTATTATATGCTAATGTAGGACTTGAACCATTTCCGTTTGCTGGTAATTTAAAACCAGATTGCGCTGTTACTGTACTTGTAAATGTTGCAGCTCCAGTAATAGCTATTCTCATCCGTTCAGTATTATTAGTTCTAATACTTAAAGGGTGATTAGTAGCCGAACCAATAATTACTCTAAAATCAGAAGTTTCTCCAGATGATTCTAAATAACCTTCAATTAAATTTCCAGTTGTATCATTGGCCATTGTCAAATATGCAGCTCTTCCTGAGTTCCCACTACTTGCGGTTATAGTTCTTGTTGGAGAAGCGTTTACTGGAGTTTGACTTCCTGCTCCTACATGTAATTGACTAAGCGGAGAGGCCGTACCTATACCAAGTCTATTATTAGTATTATCCCAAAAATGATTAGCTGATCCTGCAATACTTCCGCTACCATTAAAATAAGCAACATGACCAGCCGTTCCCGTTCCAGTTATTGGATTAGTAAGTACTGATTGATATTGGGGAATATTTAAAGTGTTAGAAGTAAGTGTCGCAGCGCCAGAAGTCCCAGTAGTTGTAACCGTAATTACTCCTTGATACTGAGGAATATTTAAAGTTCCTGCGCTAAATGTCGCAGCTCCAGAAGTTCCAGTAGTAGTAAGTGTTACGGTTGCTTGCTTGTTGTTAAATGTAGTCCAATCGGTAGAACTTAAATACCCATTAGTCGAAGCTCCAGATTGCACTACTTGAATGCTCAAATTGCCAATCGTCTTATTCGTTCCACCGTCTGGAAACATTAAAACATTACTTGCAACCTCTGTAACATTGCCAAGAGTTAAAGCTGATTGCTTACCGTTAAACGTATTCCAATCAGTTGAGCTAAGAAATCCGTTTGTAGAAGTATTTGCTTGCGTTATTCCAATTGCACCACTAGAACTATTGTAAGTTATTGGAGCAGTTCCGCTTAATGAAGTTAATGAAATACCTCCTAAACCTGCAAGCGTATAATTTGGAACGTTTAAAACGCCAGTCGTATTGTTATAGCTAGATACTCCGCTATTGCCAGTTGTAGTCAAAGATATTAAAGCACGAATACTAGCATCTGTGTAAACCGTACCTGAATAGCTAAATACACCAGTAGAAGAGTTGTAAGAAAGTCCAGCTCCTGCGCTTACCAATGCTCTAATACTTGCATCTGTAAAGACCGTGCCAGTATAAGTAATAACACCCGTAGAACTATTGTAAGCAATACCACTAGCACCCGATAAGAACGTAGCAGTAATACCACCAAGTCCAGCCAAAGTGTAAGTAGGTACGTTTAAAACTCCAGTAGAATTGGAGTAAGTACTTGCGCCACTATTACCCGTAACCGTTAAGCTTATCGCACCTCTAGCTCTAGCATCTGTAAAGTATTTATTCGTCGGAGTTGCAAGCTCTTGAATGTCATCTGTGTCAAGAACTACCGTACCAACTAAGCCGTTTACTGAAATTACCGCGCCACCGATTGCAGCTTGCAATTCAGCAATAGTCTTCTTAAACAATTGACCAGTCGAAGCATCTCCTAACGGGAATAAATCCGTACTCTGAATTGTAGTCTTTGCTACTAATTGGTTTATTTTCTTATTTGCCATTAACTTGGATAATTAAAATCAGTAGGGATTTGACATCTATTTGATAGCATCGGAAAGCTGATTGTTACATCTGCCTTTACTCCTGCTAAATAATCTTTCTCGTTTTCGGTAAAGTATTCTAAAGTAATGTTATCGCCAATCTCCCAATCAAATCTAGGGAAGCGTAGCATCGAAACAATATCCTGCGCAATAAGTAACTGATCGGATAATACTTCGGTTTCATTACTCTCGTCTTGAAGTTGTCTATCTAGGAAGAACAAGCTAAAGCTCATGTCCAAAGATTTAAGGTTTATAGCGCTACCAGTAAGCGAGAAGAACATTGCAGGATAAACATTATCAGCTTGCGCTAAGAACTCCCACACATCGCCAAAGTAGACCGTATTAATTTGGTCGTGGCTTTGCGCTATGTCCTTGAGTAACTTGACCGTCTGGTTTAATGTTAGTGATTTTGGCGCCATTTTGCGATAAATAAATCTTTAGTTTTTCAATGTTCTTTCTACTATAATCCTTCGGCATATTAGCAACAGAAACCAGTTTGACCTTGATACTTTTCTTCGAATGATAAACCACTTCCGCATCCTTCGCAATCTCCTAAATAAATAGTAGTAGAGTAAGCAGAATTATCTGGATGAATTGCATCTAGTCCAGAACCCGGATTTAAATATAAATTGTACTTTCCTTGCGCTGCGTTTTGCTTTAAGAATTTAACCGTTCTCTCTGCGTAGAACTCAGCTCTCTTGCGATACCTTGCCGATATGTCAAGCAAGTCTTGCATCTGTGGCTGATCTGTATTATCCGAAGTTTTACGAACCAAGCCTTTGTTATAGAACTGATAGCTTAGTCCAGTAGGTAGCTCTGATAGAACGTAATAAACTAACGTGTCTGTAATGTAGTTGTCTAATAGTGCAACTTCGTCAGCCGTTAGATTATTAGCTACGATTCCGTCTTGCAAGCGCTCGTATAATCCGGTGCCAAGCAAAGGATGAATATACATGTCTTGCGCAGTTTTAATTTCTGGCAATACTAGCTTATCGTCTACGTTTGCATGAAGTCCGCTTCTTTCTTTTATTGTACTTACAGAAATGTATAATGTATTCTTCATCTTATCCTTTTTTAATAACCGTTTCAGTCATCCATCTGTGTCTGCATGATGGCGAAGCCTCGCCGTTTGGCATAGTCCACCAACCACCTCTTCTGTCAAATACTGAATAGCCAAGTCTTGCGCTTAACGATTCTATTTCAGCTCTAGTATAAAGTCTATCTAACTGCATTAATCGTGCGCAGAAAGGTCTACTAGGATGGTCTAAGCTATTGCGTTCGTTTATAGGGATAATCGTTTTAAACTGGTAGCTATAACGTAACTGAAAAGTCGTAGTCTGTGGCTTTGGAGCGTTAAGTTTACTCAAAGGATTTACCAATACGTTTACCGCAGTTCCATTCTCGTTTGTAGACTTAATAATCTTTCTATCCTTCAAGCCTTCAAGTACTCGCTTAACAATATTTACATCTGTTTTAATCGTGCCTGCAATAATCTCTGCGCTTATACGCTTATCCTTTTGAATTAAATCTAAAATATTGGCTTCTAAAACCGTTAGCGCTTGCTCTGCAAACTCCATATTCATCTCCTCTTCCATGTCATTTACTGACGATGAAAATACTTCTCTAGTTTTAAAGATTGCATAATCACTTCTGCTCTCTCCATACTCGGCAAACATAGCAATAATATCGTCTTCGCTAAACTTAGTTTTTGAAAACTCTGCAAATGTAGCGCCATCTGGTACTACTTGCTCGCCAGATTCTGTTGGTATTAATCCGACAATTGCACGAATTTCGTTTGCAGTCATTGAGTTTAATACCTTTGTAGCTACCAATGGAGATAAGCTATTAATCGCATCAACCGTGTCTTGAATAGTTGAAGTAGTCTTAGCTTCTAATGCTGGCATTCCTAGCTTCTCACGAATCTCGTCTTTAGTTAAGTTTGCAGCAATAATAGTATTATCAAATTCAATCGCAATCGGTTCTACCGGAACGATTTGTAGTTCGCTTGTAGCACCATGTAATTTGGCAAGTAGACTGAATACTTGTTCAAGATATATTTGCTTATCATTAACGTATGTATTTTTAAATATCTCGTATGAATCACGCATCTGCTGGCGAGAACCAAGCTGACCCGGAGTAGAAATACCAAACAAGTCTGGAGCAGTAATCTGATGGCCAGCGTATAAATTCTGCTGGATTAATTTATCTACGTTTTGGAAGTCTTCCTTTGTAATATCCGAAGCTCCTAAGTCATCTACAATTGGCTTTCGTGAAGCATCGTTTGTAAATGAAAGGATAAACTTTTTACCATCTGATCCGGTAAAACGATCCGTAAACTTGCGCTCTATTGTGCGCTTCTCGTCATCTGTTGGCTCGCCATTTGGTAAAGTTATTAACTTGCTTGCGCTGAATCCAGTCTGTGCATTTCCTAAAACGTGCTTAGATATTTCAATGTCTGACTCAATGTAGTTTAACGCACCGAAATAACCCGGCAAAGCGTAAGCATTAAGATTAGGACGATACTCCTTTAGATAAAGAATCTGAGTACCAGTACGAAGCTGAGAATTGAAAGCGTTGTAAACCTCTCTTTTATACTTTGACTCTTTCCAATTGTCTGAATACCAGTACTGAGTATTATCCTCGTTGGCTCTTACTTTTGTATAATCAATATGGTAAATTTGGTTTAGATTTTCGCCTACCTGAGACCAAATGATTTGTAAGTATGCACCCCCAAAGATTTCAATGTCGGTAGATACCTTACGCAATACTTCGGTTAACGACTCTGATTGGTTTGCGCTTGCGATGAATTGTTCACCAATGGGATCAGCGTCCCCTACTATTTTGAAACCGTTACCAGTAATGTAGTTAACCTTGCCTTTGATAATCGCATTATGCTTCGCGGACTTGTTAAACAAGTCAACTAGATAATTGGGATATTCGTTTTTATGTCCAAACTCAATATAGCCTCCGCCTTCGCCTTTCTTCTCCTTGTATTCTGGTTGCTTGGCTTCCGCGAATGAAAGCACTAATAATTCATTGCTCATATATCTCGTACTTTGTAAGTATTCGGTGTATTGTTGTAGCTAGTAAAGCTAAAATCTGTTGCATCTTTTAGGTTCATCTGACCAGTTTCTACGATGCCAGTAGCATTAGCGGGGTTTAAATTGCTTGTGCTTGTCTGCTCGTAAATAACATAGCTATACTCTCCGCTTGTCTTGTTAGTAAAGTGAGTATTTATAACAATATTAAAGCTATTAAAACGCTCTTTGTAGCTTGATAAATCAGCGCTTCCAAGAATAACAAAACTTACCGTTGTGTTGTCCGTTCTAGACTTGAAAATAAATAGCCAATTGGGAGAAGTCAAAGTAGCTTTCTCGGTTAGCGTTAATACTATATTCTCAGTCTGGCCTTTAGTAAAGTGAATCATCTCTAATAAATAGCAATACTTTTATTTTTATCCTTAAACGAAAAAAGGGTAGGACTTCTGCCTACCCAATTCTCTCGCCAACCAAACGAACTATCCTAAGATGCTACGGTTAATCCAGCTATGATACCTGCTGATACCTCTGGAGCAAGTTCTCCTTCTGAACCGCTAAATGTTAGCGTATAACCAGAACGATCTCCTTGAGCAGTACCAGTTGCGCCGTTTCCGCCAGTCAAATTGATACCATGAACTTTACCAAGTAGCCAATACTTGCCGTTATTATCTCCTACTACCGCTTGCAAAGTATTTTGTGCTAGTAATAGAATCTCGTTACGAGTATTTGCTTGTAATTTGTTTAAAATAATGGATAATTCTTGAGCGTAGAATACCGTTCCATTTTGAACTGAAGCTGTAATGTTTTCTGTAAGTGAAGAAGTACCCGGTACCAATTCATATTTACGGAACACCTTAGACGCTTGCTTAACTACTGCCGTAATAACGCCAGAAGCTTGAGTAACGCTAGTTACGTTTTTCGATTCAATAAAATAAACTTCGGTAATTCCACCTAAAGAGTCTCTACAATCTAATGTATATCCTTGAGTCAATGCACAAGCCATATTATTTTTCTTTAAAGTGTTAAAATTAGGGGAGTCCAATCCAATGGAATCTCCCCGAAGCTATTTAAGCTAAGATAAAATCTACTACTTCAGCAGGGAATGCAAAGTTTACACCCATTTTGAACTCAGATACAAAACGAACTTGATCTGCTTCTTTAGCGTAGAACAATTCGAAACGCTCTTCTTCGTTCAATAAATCAGTACCTAAGAACAAGTTAGACAAACGAGTTGCGTAAATCTTAGAAGTTCCATTCAATCCCGGAGTTGCTACTACCTTGATTTGAGTACCCGGTAAAACAAACTCAGAATCTGCTGCACCGTCAAAAGTATAAGCGAACAAGTTAGCGTTCTTTAATGCGATAGTGTAAGTACGAAATACGTCTTGACCTACCATGATAGCTACATCGTCTTTTCCTACAATCTCAGCAGGGATAGCTTTGTAAACTGCATCTAGAACTGCAATTACTACACCAGCAGTAATGCCAGCAG